AAATCTTGGGTTTCTTTTATTTTTTTACAAGAGTTACACTTTTTCATAGTCACGAATATATATAAATACTTTCAATAAACAAACGAAAACTTTAAAATATAGTTATTTAAGTATGATTATCTTAGAAGAAAGCGCATTAACACAAGAGTTTAACATTATACCACGCAAGAACGCAGCGGATAAAGTTGTGATTACTGGTATTGAAGGAGATACAGAGTACTTATTTACACCTACTTACACAAGTTATTACATGACTGTAAGCGGTATCTTTAACTTAAAAGAAGGACAGCAGTACACTTTTATAGTTTACGATGACACAGACGAAGTACACAGAGGTAGAATCTTCTGTACTAATCAAGATATAAACAACTTCTCTATAAACGATGGGGAATATACAGAAACAACAAGTAACAACGATTTTATTATAGTATAAATGGAAAAGAAAAATACAAATATTCACGTTCTTAATTTGGCAACTTACGAGAAGCCAGAAGTAGTAGAGCAACGTAATAAAGATTGGGTAGAATATGGTAAAAATAACGACTACTACGACTGGCTTATTAAACGTTATAAAAACTCTACTACAAATAACGCTATCATAAACAACATTACCAGGTTAATTTATGGTCGTGGAATACACGCTTTAGACGCTTCAAGAAAGCCGAACGAGTACGCAATGATGAAAGCTATGATTTCGCCAAAAGCATTGCGTGGTGTTGCCTTAAACTTCAAAATGCTAGGGACTGGTTATACACAAGTTCACTATAATAAGAAGCATACTAAAATACTAAAAGTCGATTACATACCAACTAGAAACATTCGACCAGAAAAGTGTAACGAAAACGGAGAGATTACTGGTTATTGGTTTAGTGATGACTGGGACGACGTAAGAAAGAACGAGCCAGTAAGATTTGATGCATACGGAACAAGTAAAAGCGACATTGAAATAGACGCAATTCAGTTTGATTCAATCGACATGAAATACTTTTCAGATGTTGATTATCATGGTGCTTTACCTTACTGTGTTCTTGAAGAAGAAATTGCAGAGTATCAAATTAACGATGTTCAGAACGGCTTTAGCGGTACTAAGGTAGTAAACTTTAATAACGGCATTCCTGACGAAGAAGCACAGAGACAAATATCTAAGCAAGTTAAGACACAATTAACAGGTGCGCGAGGTGATAAGACTATTATAGCATTTAACGCTAACGCTGAAGCTGCAACAACGGTTACAGACATACCTTTAAACGATGCTCCGGAACATTACCAATATTTATCTACTGAATGTCAAGCGAAGATATTAAACGGTCACACGGTTATTAGTCCAATGCTTGTAGGAATCACAATAGATAATAATGGCTTTAGTTCTAACGCTGATGAGATAGAAATGGCTACTAAGGTTTTTTACAATCAAGCAATTGTACCTTTTCAAGAAGCTATTTTGGAACGTATAGAAGAATATTTAGCGTTTAACGGTGCAGTATTAGACTTGTATTTCAAACGTCTTAACCTTACTGACTCAATCGAAGAGAAACAACAAGCAAAAGAAGAACAGTTAAAAATGAGTAGCGACTTTGATTCTATTGTTGCAGAGTTCGGAGAAGATGAGAGCGAAGATTGGGAGTTAATCGACGAAAGAGAAGTAGATTACGATGCAGAAACAGAATTAGATGCACAAGTTCAGGAATGGGAGAATGAATTAAAACAACCTAAAACAGCTTTGAGTAAGTTGTGGAATTTCGTATCTACTGGAAATGCAAATGCAAATAGAAAAAGCGCACAAGACAAAGAAATAGACGGTTTTTACTTTAAAGTGCGTTATCAATATACAGGAAATACTAACCCAGAACGCGGATTCTGTAAAGCTATGATGAGCGCAAGTAAACTTTATCGAAAAGAAGATATTGAAAGAATGGGTAGCCAAATGGTTAACGCTGGATTTGGTGAAAACGGAGGTAATTTTTATGATATTTTTAAATATAAGGGCGGGCCTCGATGTCATCATAAATGGGTTAGAAAGACGTTTGTAAGTGCTAGTAAAAAACAGAACTTACTTAACCCAGAAGCTAACACTATAAGCACAAACAAAGCTCGTAAATTCGGATACAGACCAACTAATTCAAAAGAGGTTGCTATGAAACCGAACGACATGAAATATAAAGGTTTCAGTCCAAACAATACTAACAGACCAATAGACGCAAGATAATGAGTTACCCTTTATTTATAACAACAGAAGATATACCAAAGTTTACAGCTTTAAACGGAAACACAGACGTAGATAAGTTCGTACAGTTTGCTAAGATTGCACAAGATATTCACATACAAAACTTCTTAGGCTCTGACTTGTTCGAGAAGATTAGTGACGATATTACAAATGCAACCTTGGCAGGTGACTATTTAACGCTTGTAACAAACCATATTAAACCAATGCTTATACATTACTCAATGGTGGAGTATTTACCTTTCGCTGCGTACACAATCGCTAACAAAGGAGTTTACAAGCATGGAACAGAGAACGGAGAGACGGTCGAAAAGAACGAAGTAGATTATCTAGTAGAGAAAGAGCGGGATATTGCTGAACACTATACACAAAGATTCGTTAAATATATGTGTAAAAACTCCGCTTTATTTCCTGAGTATAGCACAAACACAGAAGAAGATATGCGACCAGATAAGCAAGCGTTTTCTAGTGGTTGGGTTTTGAATCGTAGAGCAGATATTGAGGATGAATTAAGATATAACAATTTAGAATTATGAAGAAGGTTTATAAGCCTAAAGAAGAAAATATAAAGAAACTAGAAATTTATTTAAACAAACAGAAAGACAATGGCAGACAGCAAGATAAGTAACTTACCAACAGCAACAGCTTTAGATGGCACTGAAGTTTTACCAATAGTTCAAAGCACTACTACAAAGCAAGTAACAGCTCAGACATTAGGAGGAACTGTTCTATTTAATGGAATGGTTAACGACTCGTTAACAAGTGTGCTAGACGACTATTTAACCTTTACTTTGCCATCTGCTATAAGTACACCGACTTTAGTAGCTGGCGACAGGGTAGAAATAGAAATGTCATTTTTTGTAAATACTGCCCCTCCTTCTGGTGGTTTTGGTTTATATTTTGAATGGAATAATATCACTTACACTCCGTTTTCTCAAACTACACCTACTTACGCAAATAGCGTGTTAAAGTTGCCGTTTGATGAAATGAGAACTAACATAAAAGTAACAGTAGATTACTATTCAGCCTCTAGTTATTACGTACAATGGGAGCAGAAAATAACTGACGATGCTGTTATGTTAAACAACTATACTAACGGTGCTTGCGGATTCATGGAGGGAACGGACGATTTAAACTTAGCGACAGCTTTTAGGGTTGAGGCTTTTATAACAGGAGGTGGTGAAGTAACATTAGAACATCTCTATATTAAACATACAAAGTAATGCAAAAAATATTACCATTTATCGAAGCTTTTATAGGTGTCTTAATCATATTCTTTTCACCAGTTGCAGGAATGATTTTAATAGTTGCAATATGTACGCTTTTAGATACTGGCTTCGGTGTTTGGAGAGCGTACAATAAAAAGGAAAAGGTATGCTCTAAGGCTTTTAGATTTGGATTTGTGCCTAAATTGTTCTCTTATGTTGGTGCAGTCATGCTTGTTTATACTTCTGACTTTTTTATAATTAACGACCTTACACAAGTAGTAGTAAGCGTTGATTTTCTAAGTACAAAACTAATAGCCTTAACTTTAATATCTATTGAAGTTCGTTCAATGGATGAGTCTTTTAAAGCAGTTAGAGGTTGGTCGTTTATCGAGAAGATTACAGGACTACTTTTTAAGATTAAGAACATTAAAAAACATATTGAAGAATGAGATTAACAAAGAATTTTACACTAAGCGAGTTTGATTGTAGAGACGGTTCGGTAATGCCTCCTGATGTGTTTAGCAATGTTGTAAAACTAGCTAAAGAACTACAAGTACTTCGTGATTTTATCGGTAAATCAATTATTATCAATTCAGGCTACAGAAGTCCTGATTATAACCGTAGTATTGGCGGTGCTTCACGCTCTCAGCATTTGCTAGGCAAAGCCGCAGATATTAGAGTTGACGGAATAAGCCCACGAGAACTACGAGGGATAATCGAAGAGCTTATAAAGGACAAGCGATTAAATTTTAAAGGCATTGGAGCTTATGCAAATTTCACACACGTAGACATAAGAGATAAAAAAGCACGCTGGAATGGTTAGAGTCTTAATACTTATACTTTTACTTTCTTCGTGTTCGATGAATCACCACTTAACTAAAGCGGTCAAGAAAGGTTACAAAGTCGAAACGGTTACTAAAGAAGTACGCTTAACTGATACGTTAACTATCAACGGCAAAGATTCAATTATAGAGCGAATGGTAAAAGTAGATTGTCCTGAGCCAGTAATACAAACTAGATGGCGTGTAAGGTTCGATAACAAGCGATTTAAGGATAGTTTACAAACGGTTAAGCAAATGTATTCAGACAGTCTTAGAACAGCCATTAAGACGGCTAAGATTGAGCGAGCGATAAATAAGCAAGACGAAAAGACAGCGAGAACGGTAGTACGTCAAGAAAATAAGCGTTCTTTTTGGTGGTTATGGCTACTTATCGGGTTCGCTATAAACTTTATTTTGAAATTTCTTTTAAGATTTTACGGAATAATTAAATAATTTGATTAACTTAGATTTTTCATAGTTTAAATTTTTAGTCCCCTTGCTTATGTGAGGGGATTTTTTGTTTACGCTTGTTTATTAAATATATATTCTTATCTTTGGAGGAATAAATTTAAAATTATGGATTTAACAGGAAAAGCAAAAAAGCAGTTTGAAGAATGGTTTGCCGAATTAGTCAATAGTGATACAAGTGGGTATTTAGATGATATAATTTTTATAATGTCAACACAAACATATTCATTTTCAGACCTCCCTGACCCTATGAAGTGGGGCGTGTATGTAGACTTTTTTGATAGTGTTGGGGTGAATATATCAGTATTGCCGTATTGGGAAGGAAGATATGTGAGAGGTTTTGAGCCTTCTATTTATGAAGATGGAAAAACACCTTTAACATTATATCAACAAGATGATGTATTCACAACCAGACCAGAAGCAAGAATAGCAGCGATTGAAAAAGCAAACGAAATAGTAAACAATAGATAAATTATGAAAGAGCAACACAGACCAAGATTAACGCCTGACGAAGTAGAAGCAGTTAATAACTACAGACGCTTAAAGGATGAAGCAGAGGCGCAAGGATTAGACCCTGCCTCAGTTAAGCAAGCATGGATTAAAACAGATGAAGCTAGCTTATTTGTAAAGAATCCAAACTTTAAAACGGTTGAAGAATTAAGAGTTGACAATCTATTTGACGAAATCGTAAAGGAATGTCAAAACTATTCACCTAAATATCCAAAGATTAAACGTAAACCTTCAAAAGATGGGCATTGTTTAGTTGTTGACCCTGCCGATATTCACATAGGAAAACTTTGCAGTAAGTTTGAGGTAGGTAAAGACTATAACCAACAGATAGCTGTTAAACGTGTTTTGGATGGTGTACAAGGTCTTTTAGATAAGTCTAGTGGTTTTCACTTAGATAAGATTATCTTCATTGCTGGTAACGATATTTTACACACTGATAATGCAAAGAGACAAACAACAAGCGGAACTCCACAAGATACAGATGGAATGTGGTATGATAACTTTCTAACTGCTAAACAACTTTATATTGATATACTAGAAATGCTTATGCAAGTAGCGGACGTTCACTTTGTGTTCAATCCAAGTAATCACGATTACCAAAGCGGTTTCTTTTTAGCTCAGTTAATAGAGTCACACTTTAGAAAGTCTAAGAACGTAACTTTTGATTGTTCTATAAGCCACCGTAAATACACAATGTACGGTAATAGTCTAATCGGTACTACTCACGGAGACGGTGCGAAGCAAGCAGACTTAGGTAGTTTAATGAGTGTTGAAGCTAAGGATATGTGGATTAAAGCAGAACATAGATATTACTATACGCACCACGTACACCACAAGACAGCTAAAGATTATATTAACGTAACAGTTGAGAGTTTACGCTCTCCAAGTGTTAGTGACTCATGGCATTATAGAAATGGCTATGTATCACCTGAAGCAGTAGAAGCGTTCGTACACTCTAAAGAACACGGACAAATAGCAAGATTAACACACTTATTCTAACCATTATACCCGACAAGGTGAAGCCGTTACTTTAATTAGTAGCGGTTTTTTTTCGCTCTGAAAACCCTGTAAACCCTAGAAACTTAAAAATAATTATATATTTTTTCACTTTTTTCATTGTCAGTTTAAATAACTTCCGTAGATTTGAATATAACAAAACGGTAAAACAATTAAATTATGATAACAAGAGACCAATACAACAGTGCGCTAGACATTGTGGAGGCGTATCACTCACAATTATTTAAAATTAAGACTGAAAGCCCTAAAGAATTACTAATAGATTGGCTTGACAGGGTTGAGTTAAGTACTAGGACTAATAACGGGTTAAGGTTATTGTCAAGGTGGCATGATAACTTACTATTTGTAGACGATTTAAACAAAGCTAATTTCTTAAAAGGAAAACACCTTGGACAAAAGAGTTGGACAGAGTTTAGTGACGAGAGGGATTATAGAAAAAACAAATAAATTATGAAGCACGTAGACAGAATAGAGCAAGCAATTAAGCAAATTAGAACGCAGTTAAACTGCACTAACGAAATGTACAGCCCAGCAAGAACACAAGAATACTGGACAGCAGTACAGAAAGCAGAGAAAGAATTTGACGTTTCAGGCGTTAAGTTAGATTTAATTATACAATGTTTAAATAAATAGAAATTATGATTGTAAAAACAAAATGGTATATCTACCTAACAGATGAAGATTTAAAAGATACAGCAAAAGATAAAGATATTACAATGCTTAGTCGTTACGACTTTAAAAGATTGTCAGACGATTATTCAAACAAAGCATATTACATAGAGTACGAAGGAAAAAAGGGTAGTATTGTTTTAAAGAATAAGTTAACAACTATAGCTGGAACAATTAACAAATAGAAACTATGACAATTTACGAAGTTAACGGAATATTTTTCACCGATTTAGAACAAGCAGAATTACACGCATTAGGAACGCACTACAAGATTAAGCACCACGCTATTAACGATAGTGAACACTTAGAAGTAGAAAGAGACGGTTTCGACGTTTACATAATAGACGAGAACAACAACAAGACAGAAGTAGAGTACTCTTTACACGTTCGAGATATTACAGACTTCTCAATTGATGGAACGGTAATGATACACGACTACGAGAACATAAAAGTAAAAGGTTTTCCAATAGAGACAGCTGCGATTTCTGACAGATTAAAAGAAGAGATTGAAGGAATGGTACAAAGCTGTATTGATGATTTAAACGACGAAACATTATAATTATGAAAGTAGAAAAATTAGAATTAAAGAATGAGGATCAACAAGAAGTAGAAACTCAAGCATCAGAGTTAAAAGATGCAGACGTTCTTTCTTATATTAAAAATAGATACGATAAAGATATCGAATCAGTAGA